CGATCGAGGTGTTCTTCTAACTGATGACTATTATAATGGAATCATTCAAATAAAACTTGGTGGTAATGCAATAAAAACCCTGTACAAATAACAGAGAGTGTGATATAATATACACATTATGGGCAAAATAATAGAGTTTCCCACTGGGAAAGTAGTAGAAGAACCAAGAGATGAAACAGAAATTTTACAAGATTATCTGGGCGAATGCACCGATGTCGCTCAACATTTAGTACTTGTAATGGCTGATGAGATTGAAAGATTAGCTAATGAAGATGATATTTCTTGGCTAAAAGGCTTTGATCCAAGAAACGAAGAGTTTCCAGAAGCCAGAGATTTTCATGTTATAGTGAATATGCTACACACATCAATGGTAAGGTTTCTAGGTATAGACCATAGAATACAGAAAGATATGGATAGCCTTTATATTAAATTAAAAGCTATAGAATTAAAGCAGCAACTTGGTGAATGGACCGAAGAAGACGATGATATTACTTGATTATAGTCAGATAGCACTAAGCAATATTATAGTGCAGAAATTAAATGATGAAAACATGATACGGCATATGATTCTAAACAGTATCCGTATGTATAATAAGCGATACCGAAAAGAATACGGCCAAATGGTTATATGTGTTGATAGTCCAAATAATTGGCGAAAGACCGTATATCCAGCATATAAGGCAAACCGTAAAAAGAAGCGCGATAGCTCATCTGATATGGATTGGCCAGAAGTATTTAGAATTATTAATACGATACGAGAAGAGTTACAACAAAACTTTCCGTACAAGGTGATACAAGTTGAAGGTGCAGAAGCTGATGATATTATTGGTTCTCTTACACTACAGACGCAAGAGTTCGGCCAGCACGAACCAGTAATGATTGTATCCTCAGATAAAGATTTTATTCAATTACACAGGTTTAGCAATGTTAAGCAGTTTTCTCCAATTCAAAAGAAAATGGTTGCAGACAAGAACCCTCTCACATATATGTGGAATCATATTATGCGTGGCGATACTGGAGACGGTGTCCCGAATATATTATCCGCAGACAATACTTTTGTGGACTCACTCAAACAGACACCACTACGTCAAACTAGAATCGACGAGTGGATCGAGTCTTCAGATAGATTAAGAGAGGTTATGCCAGAAGAGATTTATCGCAACTACCAACGCAATAAAAAACTGATTGATCTAACAGAAACTCCTGATGATCTAAATCAAAAAATTATAAATACATTTAACACACAAAAACTTCCAATGAAAATGAAAGTGCTAAATTATCTTATTAAGAAAAGATGCAAACATTTGATTGAAGTAGTAGAGGAATTTTACAATGGATAAAACTATAGTACAGGTTTTAAAGGATATTAATAAGCTAACTACACGAGAAGCTCGACTCGAAGCTTTAAAAGAAAACGATTCAAGGATCATGCAAACTATTCTAAGAATGAACTTTGATAAATCGATTACTTGCTTAATTCCAGAAGGAACTCCACCTTATACACCTTCAGAAAAGCCAATAACCACTTTGGCCATATCTCACGATAGTCAATTTAAATACTTCTTTAAGAATAAATGGTCAAAAAATATTAAACAAGCTGACAGAGAGTCCAAATTCATTCGGCTATTGGAGGCAGTATCTCCAGCTGAAGCCGAAATGCTATGTAAGGCAAAGGACCAATCTTTAAATTACATTGGCATAACCAAAAAGCTATGTCGGGAAGCGTTCCCTGATTTAATAGCAGAGTAGGCTATATTATGATAGTAATAACACTCATAACTAACATAAGGAAGGCTTTTATGAATTGTCAAGAAATTGAACGTTTGAAAAAAGATCGTAATGAGATACTACACTATCGTAAGAATTTATTGAAGAAAGGTAAAGAAACTCTAGCATATAAGATGCAAAGGAAAGCCGAGTATATCGACGAGACAATTAGATACATGCGAGCCGCCGGAGGGTAACCGCAAAAAAACTCAGGTAAACCCTCGAAAGGGGGTTTACTTTTTACTCAAACTGTGATATAATATACATTCAAATATACATTAGAATATACATTATGAATATATTTATTTTAGACAATGATCCCGTGAAAGCAGCACAATTACAGTGCGATAAACACATTCCAAAAATGGTTGTTGAGTCAGGCCAGATGTTATCTACGGTGCATCGAATGCTTGATGGTACAATTGAAATGCGACCATCTAAATCCGGTAAGCGTATTGTTAAGTACTGGAAACTTGATGGCTACAAAGAAAACATTCTATACAAAGCTGTACATATGAACCATCCTTGTACGGTCTGGTCTAGAGAAAATGCAAGTAATTACGATTGGCACTATAAACATTTCATTGCCCTTTGTGATGAGTATACATATAGGTATGGTAAAGTTCATGCTACTGAAACTAAATTAGCTACGGTGTTGAGAAATCCACCAAAGAATATTGAATATACTGATCGCAAATCTCCTTTCAGATTAGCGATGGGCTCTAATCCAGAGTGTATGTTCGAGGATGCGGTTAGGTCATATCGTGCATTTTACCAAACTAAACAAGAGCGGTTCGCAATGAAGTGGACCAAACGTAACGTACCGGAGTGGTTTAACTATGCCATTGTATGATTTTAAAAATATCGAGACTGATGAGCTCGAAGAACATATGGTTAAGATATCTGAATACGACGACTTTCTTACTAATAACCCTCACTTGCAACGAACATATACTAAGGTTGCTGCTTTAAATTATTCAGCAGGCCCTGACATGTTAACAAAGGCTGGTAGTGGATGGAAAGATGTGCAAGAAAGAATTAAAAGCGGATTGCCGCCAAAAGATCGACATCGGATTCAAACCAAATGAGTAAAAAGCCTTCAGTTTTAAGAATAGAACACCTTGCTAAATTAGATCCATTAACTAATAATCAGAAGAAAGCTTTTGAGTCATTTGCTTCTGGTAATCATATGTGTTTAGATGGATCTGCTGGTACAGGTAAAACGTTTATCTCTCTATACCTAGCACTCGAAGCTGTGTTAAAGAAAGAATACGAAAAGGTTGTTATTGTGCGATCAGCAGTACCAACAAGGGATATGGGTTTCCTACCTGGTACACAAGAAGAAAAGGAAGACGCATACACTGCACCTTATAGAGCAATCATTAACGATTTATTCGACGACAACGAGGCATGGGACAAACTAACTAAGTTTAAAAAGATAGTAGAGTTCCAAACAACTTCATTTATAAGAGGTCTAACAATTAAGAATGCGGTTGTCATAGTCGATGAATCTCAAAATTGTAACTACCACGAGTTATGCTCAGTCATCACAAGACTTGATGAAGGATGCCGATTTATAATGGCAGGTGATTATTACCAATCAGACTTTAGAGGTAATAACGATAAGAATGGCATCAGAGAGTTTATTAATATCATTGAACACATGAATCGCTTTGAGCATATTGAATTTAAATGGGACGATATTGTACGAAGTGGATTTGTACGCGACTTTATAATGACAAAAGAATTGTATGAGAATGGCAAATTATAGCAAATAAATGTGTACATTCCTTTTGTATTGTGTTATAATAGTACCATAAATTAAATAGAGCGAGTTATAATATGAGTAGCAAATGGCGATATGAAGAAAAAGTAGAAGATCGTAATTACGACCAAGAAGCTAGAGAGTTAATCAAACCCTTAAGTCTATCTCAGCAATACGAACTATATGGTATTGTCCACAAACAAACTCAACGCTCGTGTTCAGATAAAAGAAGAAAGGAACTCGTAGCAGTAAAGAAAGCTATTGAAAAATCTCCTATGATTGATAAGTACAGATTAGAGTTTATCCTTAATGGATATAAAACAGAAATGGCAGCGCAAGGTAAACCAAAAGACGGTGCTAAAAAGCCTTGGCGGAAACAATCATGAGTTTTATCCACGAGCCAGTAGATCTAGGTTATGATGATCTATCCGCTAATTCAACAGGCAACGGTAGAATGTATACTACACCTGATGGAACTAAATACCCTAGTATCACTACAGTCCTATCTATTCTATCAAGAGATAAAATAGCAGAGTGGAGAGCTCGAGTAGGAGAGGAAGAAGCTAATAAAATTAGTCGTAAAGCTTCTACACGTGGTACTGCAGTACACGACTTATTAGAAAAATATGTAGATAACGATGAAGATTTTGGCAAAGATGTAATGCCACATATTATGCAATCGTTCTACGATGTAAAGGACATCCTGGATACTCGACTCAATAAAGTCTATGCACAAGAAGCTCCGCTATATTCTTCACACTTAGGATTAGCAGGCCGGGTAGATTGTGTTGGTGTATGGGATGGTAAAGATTCTATTATTGACTACAAGACTTCTCGTAAACCAAAGAGAAAAGAATGGATTGAAAGTTACTTCATGCAATGTTGTGCTTATTCAATCATGTGGGAAGAACGCACTGGTATTCCTATTACACAGTTAGTTGTGATGATTGCTGTAGATAATGATGAACCACAAGTGTTTATAGAACATAGAGACAATTGGACCGAGAAGCTGTTGAACGTAATTAATGAATATAGAAGAGAAAAACTATTCGGCAGATAAATTATGAAAGAAAATATTATATTAGTAGACTGTGACGGCGTATTATGTGATTGGGAATACGCATTTCGTCATTGGATGCAATTAGAAAAGAAGTTAAAACCTACCAATCCTCAAGAGTACAATGTAGGTGCTCAATTTGGTATTACAAGAGCAGAAGGTAAAAAGCTTGTTAGAGAGTTTAATGACTCAGCTGCTATAGCATTTCTACCTCCACTCAGAGATGCAGTGTATTATATGAAGCGTTTAAACATGTTTCATGGCTATCGTTTTCATTGCATTACATCGTTAAGTACAAATAAATATGCACAGAAGCTACGGATTCAAAACCTAGAGCTACTGTTTGGTGATAACTTATTTGACGATTACATTATAC